GGACGGGTGCTGTCCATGTACGTCATCCAGGACTTTTACCAGGAAGCGCAGTCCATCGGGTCGTGGACCAGTTTTGTTTCGAGGATCGAAGTCCGGTACATCTCCGCTTTCAACCGCTGAGGCATTTTTTCGTAGCGAGGCGTTCCATAGGGTAAATTCGGCAACAACCGCCGACGAACGGCGACAACCTCACTTCCTCACTAAATGCCAGCAGCCACCATCGGAGCAGTCTCCAAACAACTCGGGTTCGGACCGGGATTTCTCGTCGCCACGGGGGTCAACAACAACGTCGGCGGCGCGGCCCTGGACAACCTCACGCCGATTCGCTTTGGGGTCCTTCAAAGCGTCAACATCGATTTCGATTTCAAAAACAAACAACTTTATTCCCAGCGCGTTTTCCCGCTGATCTCCTCCTGGAGCCAAGGCCAGGTGAGCGGCAAGATACGGTCCGCATCCATCTGCGGGTGGCTGGCGAATATCTTGCTCGGATTCACGACGGCCACGCCCAACACGGGTAGCCAAGTCGTGATGGATTCTTTGCAGACGATTCCCTCAAGCCCGCCCTACACCGTCACGATCACGAACGCGAGCGACTTAGGGGTAACCTACCAGTTAACGAGCGTCACCAACGGCTCGATCTCGATGCAGTTGACGCGCGTCAGCGCCTCACCCAACGCCGGGCAATATTCTTTCTCGGCCGGTACCTGGACGTTTGCGGCGGGCGACGCGGGAAAAATCATCTACGTCTCTTACGCCCTCGCCGGGGACGCCGGGACCGCCAACTACAGTTTTGTCAACCCGATGCAGGGCTTAGCGCCGATCTTTGGCTTGCAGTTTATTCAGCAATTCGGAGGAAAGACGTTCCGGGTTTCGCTGCCGACCGTGGTCAGCCAAAAGTTCTCAATGCCGACCAGGGCGAATGACTACGAGGAGAACGAAATTGACTTCGAAGCGGTGTGTTTGACCGACGGCGCGCCCATCGCGGTATTCGATACGCTGATCTAGGGTTGACAGATGGAAACAACGGGCGACAAAGAAGACATGGCCTACCCCGAACGAGCCCGCATTTCCTATTTGGAAGGCTTAGTCCGCGACCTGTCCCGATCGCTCAAGCGCGTGATGGAAGAGTACGCCTTCCTCGGCGGCACCACGCCCGAGCAACTCACTTCCCTTCGAGAAGAGGTGGCCTTGGTCAAGCAAGCCGAAACCGCGCTCTTGGGCGACGCCGCGCGCCAGCCGAACACGCCGGTCACCCCGGCAGGACACCAAGAGACCGAAGGCGGCCACCAAACGCCCACCGCGCGCAACGCCAGCACTTTCTAGATGAAGCTTAAACTCAAAGTCAACGGCAACCCTGTCGAAGTCGACCTGGACTGCTTTTCCATGGGCGACATGATCGACCACGAAGACAAGATCAAGGTCATCACGTCCGGCGTGGACGGCCTTACCGCCGACGAATCGCGCTACCGGATGAAATTGGCGTCCGAAGTCATCGCCAAAGTGATTTCTGACCGTTACCCCGCCCTGCAATGGGAAGGCGTGCAGCGGGCGTTGCCCTACGGCAAGGTGAGCGAGATTTTCACGAAGCTTTTGAGCGGCGACGAAGCGGGAAACGGGGCCAGCCCCAGCCCGACGGCTGGGGCCGGGTTGCGGTCGAACTGATGGCGAATTTGGGATGGACTTGGGACGAAGCCCGGAGCCTCCCTTACCCCGTCTGTTTGCAGTTGCGCCGGTACTGGCAGGAGGTTTGCCCTCCCTTGCCGGTGACGATGGCAGCGTTTGCCGGTTGGAAGCCGAAGGAACCTGAACCAGCGCGGCCTGCCACGGCAGAGGAGATCTTCGGCGCGTTCGGGCTAAATCCCTCGGGTCCGGTCCGTGAAGTGAAGCGCGAAACCAAAGTCATCCAGTTTTAGCCGATGAGCCAGCAGGACGACTTCAACATTCAGATTACCGCCGACATTTCGCAGTTGCTGGCGTCTATGCAAGCGGCGACGGCCCAGACGCAGGCGGCGGCGCAGCAGATCTCAGCTTCATTGTCTAAGAGCGGCGACGGGATGGACCAAGCGGCAGCGAAGGTCGCGGCCGATACCCGGTCGATGAGCGACTCGCTCAAGTCGCTCGACAAACAAGTCGCGGCCCTCGCGGACCGGTTCAAGATGCTGGCGGGCGGCGGCGGCATCGGGGGGCTATTGGGCGCGCTGGGCCTGGGGGCGATCGGGGGCACCGTCACCAAGATGATAACCGATTTCGAGGCGATGGGCGAAAAGCTCGAATACCTCAAAAACCAACTCGGTGTCAGCGCTAATGAAGCTCGGGCCTGGCAGGTGGCGGCCAAACAGTCGCACGTCGACACCGACGAGTTCAGCGGGGCCATGCGCCGGTTGGGCATGGAAGTCGCGCGCGGCGCGCCGGTTCTGACTCAACTTGGGATCGCCACCCGGGACGCGGGCGGCCATGCGCGAAGCATGAGCGCCATCTTTGAAGACACGATCAGCAAGCTTTCGAGTTTCGCCGCCAGTTCCGACCGGGCGGCCATCGCCCAGAAACTGCTGGGCATGTCGCAGGTCGACCTGATCGGAAAAGGTCAGCAACTCGTCCAGTCTTTCGAAGCGCAACGGCAGAAGATCGAAGAAAGCGGCAAGAGTTACCAGGACCTGATCAACCAAGGCCGGGCGCTTTATCAGATCCAGGTCCAGATCGAAGGCCAATGGAAGCAAATGGTGGCTTCGTCCGGCCCCGCCCTGATCGCGTTATTAGCGGCCATCGCTTCGGCGGTCAAAGTCCTGACGGCGGCGTTCCACACCGCCGCGCTGGTCGTGGCGGCCTTCATTGAGGGCGTCACCAACGCGGTTTCGACGACTTGGGACGTCGTGCAAAAACTCACGCACCTGGACTTCGCGGGCGCTTACACGTCGATCACCACGGGCGCGAAAAACACCCGCGACACGCTGGACCTGGTGGGTAAACAGATCGACCAAGACTGGTCGGGGGCCTTCAAAAACATCAAGGACAACTGGGACACGGTCGTCAAGGCCATGCGGGGCCAGTTGCCAGGACCCCCGGAGACCGGGGGGGTGCCCGCGCCCAGCGCCGAAAGCATCTTGGGCAAGGGCGGAAAGGGCGGGGGAGGCAAAGGAAAGACCGAAGATTTTTCCGGCATGGACGCCGAGTTGACGAAACTCAACGACAAATACCAGCAAATGAAGGCCACGTTTGCTGAAGTCGCCAAGGACATCCAGCAGGACCACAGCGCGGCCTTTCAGGAGATGGCGGCCAAAACGGTCGAGGATTTCGACCTGATGCGCTCGGCCTACATGGAGTACAAAGTGGCGCTTGAAAGCCACGACAAGGCGCTGGCCCGGCAGTTCTCGGCCGACTGGCAGGTCGCGTTCCAAAAGTTCGAACAGGATTCCCGTAAAGCCCTCGAACAGTTCAAGAAAGACCAGGAAGAGATGGACCGGGAAGCCAAGAAAGTCGCCACGTCCTTCGGCCAGGAGTTCGGAAGTTCTCTAACGGGCTTGATCACCGGCACCACCACCCTAGCGCAAGCTTGGACAAGCCTCTTACAAAAGATGCTGGAAGAATTGATCACCTACGCGATCCAAATGGCGATCTACTGGGCGCTCACGGGCGGCAAAATGAAGGACTCGACCACCGACAGTTTCGGCGGCATGCTGGGGGCCTTAGTAAACTACATCACCCAGAGTTTAGGGCTGCACGCCTCTCAGGCGGCGGCTAAAAAGGTCATCGACTTAGGGCAGATCGAAGACGACGCGGCGGTGGGCGCGGCGGGCGCGGCGGCCTCTCAGGCAAGCACCCCCTTCATCGGCCCGGCGCTGGCGGTGGCGGCGGCGACCGCGATGGACGCCTTCATCATGGGGTTCGCGAGCGCGGCGGGCGGATTTGACATCCCTGCGGGGATGTCGCCATTAACTCAGCTTCACCCTCGCGAAATGGTGCTGCCTGCAGACCTGGCCGAAGGCGTGCGCGGCATGGTCCGGGGTGGCGGGGCAACCGGAGGCACGGGCGGCGGCGGGGGCGGAAACAACTATGAAACGCACATTCATGCAATCGATGCCCAAAGCGTGCAACGACTTTTTACGCAAAATGGACGACATATAGCAAATGTAGTCGCTCGTCAGGTGCGCGCCGGTCAATACAAGTTCACCTAACCTATGCCTCCGCCGGTTTTACCTGACCTAAAGGGTATTCGATGGCCCATAAAGAAATCGCCGGTGGCATCCACGCTCATCCAGGAAGCCACCAACGGGCGCGAATACCGCTTGCCGCGCCTGGCCAATCCGAAGTGGACGTGGCAACTGGATTATGGCTGCCTGATCGACGACGCGCAGTTCTCCTGGGCGCAGCAAAACTTCATGGCCCAGCAGTTGCAGGGCTTCTTCGGACAGTTGCAGGGCCAATGGCAGAACTTCCTTTACCGCGACCCCTACGATTACACGACCGGCACCACGCCGATGTTCACGGCCACGGGCGACGGGGTCAGCCAAGCGTTTCCGCTGTACCGCAACCTCTACGGGCTGGTCGAGCGCATCCAGTATTGCGATTCACTAACGGGCGCGTGGATGAACGGAAGCCCCATCACGGCGACCATCACGACCAACATGCCGTCCTGGATTCAATTCGGTTCCGTGCCCCCGGCCGGATCTACCCTCACCTGGACGGGGACCTGGTATTTCTTGTGCCGCCTGGCCAAAGACACCTACGAGTTCAGCCACGAGGGTTTTGGGATCTGGATGCTAGAGGGATTGGAATTTCAGAGCGTAATCAGTTAGCGTGAAAACCCCGATTAACCTAAATGGCGACCTCGCCGGGACGCTGGCCGCGATCATCAACGGGTCGCCGGAGCCGTACTTGCTGCCGATGCGGTTCTTGTACCTGTTGTACGACCAGACGGGGTTCGGCTACCAATACACCGACCACGGGCACGACCTGACCGTCTCGGGCACGGCGGCGGGCAACGGCGCGACCTTTTACGCGAACCAGTTGCAATTCCTTTGGCCCGCGATCGAAAACGTCGCCGGTAGCCAGGATAGCAAATGCGACGTGACCTGTTTTCCCTGCACCGACAACGCGACGTCGCTGCCGGTGGCTCAGAAGTTCTTCTTTTCCTTCCAACAGGGGTTATTCGACGGGTGCCGCTTCTACGTCTACCAGTGTTTTTTGTCCGGCAACCCGCTTTCAGGTGAAACTCCGATCGGGCTGGTGCTGGCTTACCTGGGCTTTATCGGCGAAGTCAAAGTGACGCGCAGCAAGATCAAATTCACGGCTAACTCGCTCCTGTACTACGCCAACGTACATTTACCCAAGAACATGTACCAACCGAGTTGCAGCCACGCGCTATACGACTCAGGCTGCACGCTCAACATCAACAGTTTTTCTTACCCGGTCAGCGTCACGGCGGTAGACCCGTCGCTGCCGCAGCAAGTGTTGTGGGTCAACGTGCTGAATTACGGGATCATCCCGGGTCTGTTCACGGGGGGCGTGGTCAAATTCACGAGCGGTCTAAATGCGGGCCTTATCCGCACGATCAAACAGGATTTCGGCGACCATTTTTCGCTGATGAATCCGCTGCCTAACACGCCGTCGCCGGGCGATCAGGTGACGGCTATATTAGGTTGCGACAAGACCACCTCTACCTGCCAGAACGTGTTTAACAACCTCGTGCACTACCGTGGGACTCCCTACCTCCCTAACGAACAAATCTTCTATTAGTTGTTATATGTCGATGCTAACCATCGGAGACAACGCATCTACCGCACGACAGTCGATCGTCAATGAAGCTAAAAGTTGGTTAGGTACTCCGTACCTACATATGGGTAGGCAGCGCGGCGTAGGTGCGGATTGCGCCACGTTCATTGCCGAAGCGTTCACCAACGCGGGACTGATCCCGTACCAGGAAATCGAGTATTATCACATCGCGTGGAATTTGCATCGGGACCGGGAACGCTACCTGGAAATCGTCCTGCAGCACGCCGTAGAAGTGGACCCGCGCAAGAGCCCTCCTCAGCCCGGCGACGTGGTTCTTTGGAGATACGCGCGCACCTACAGCCACGGGGCGATCGTCATTAACTGGCCCACCATCATCGAGTCCATGATGAACCGGGGCGTGGTGCTGAGCGACGCGTCGATCCACCGTAAACCCCTACGGCTGTTCCGGCATAAAGACCTTTTCCTTTGAAAGCCAGTCAGCCCCAGCAGCAAACCACGCCAAGGTACTCGTCGCTGCAGATCAGCACGACGCCGAGGGGCCGCGCCATCCCGCTGGTTTACGGCACCAACAAGATCAATTCTGACCTGATCTGGGCGGGGGATTTCAAGGTTACTAAGTACGTCAGCCAGACCGACACGAGCGCCGGGGGCAAAGGCGGCATCGGCGGCGGCGGGGGCGGTAAAGGGGCCTCGGGGCAAGGCACGGTCGAGTTCTATTACTTCTCGGCGCTGATGGGAGCGTTGTGCGAAGGTCCGATCGGCGCGTTCATCGCGGCCAGGAACGGATCGACCTGGGTCTATTTCGACTCGTCCCTGGACGCCGATTGCTGGCCGGTCATCACAGGCAATTCCGGCAACGCCGTCGTGATCCCGGCGCAAGGCTTCGAAGCCTACCCGCTGTTGTCCTACTTAGGCGGCGGCGGACAACTCTACAACGCGCACCTGCCCTACCAACTCCAGGGCGCGGATCAGGGGCTCCTGGCCCGGTACGAAGCGCAAGGCATGATCGACGCCCAGGGCTCGGTCAACCCGAACAAAAACGACGGCTTCGAGTGGAACGGCCAGCATTTTAACCAGATTTCTCCGACGGCGTGGTCGAGCCAGCCGTTGCAATTGTCGCCGGGGTACGCCGAACAGCCGCCGCCGCCGTACCTTATCCAGAACCACCCGGACCAGGCGCTGTCTTACAACGGCATCGCCTACTGGTTCAGCCCCGCCTACCAACTCGGCCAAAGCGCCACGCCGCCCAGCCTGGAGTTCTGGATCGCGGGGCTTTTGTGCTACGACCTGTACGGCACCGTCACCGGCACGCCCATTTTTGACGCCAACCCGGCGGACGTCATCTACGACTTGATCACCCACCCGGTGCGGGGCCTGGGCTTAAGCCAGAATTTCCTGGACCTCGGCGGCACCTTTTCGGCGTCGAACGCGTCTTACCGCAATTTCTGTTCGGCGGCCGGCATGTTCGTGTCCGTGGTGCTGCAGGGCCAGCAATCGGCCAGCCAGGTGATCCAGCAACTTTGCGACCAGACCGTATCGACGTGCTGGTGGAGCGAGGGCAAGCTCAAGATCGCGCCCTGGTTCGACCAGGCGATCACCGGGTACGGCTCGACCTACGTCCCGAACCTGACGCCGGTTTATTCCCTCAACGACGGCCACCTCCTCGACAACGGCAGCGAGGGCGGACTGGAAATCACCCGGCCCAGCCACGCCGACGCGCCCAACCAGCTAAGCCTCAATTTCCAGAACCGCGCCCTAAACTACAGCACGGACACCGTCACGATCGATGACCTGGGCGAACAGATCATCCACGGCATCCGCACCGCGCCGCCGTCGAGCAGTCAGTACATCGCCGACCAGACGGTCGCGTACGTTTCGGCCCGCCTTCAATTGCAAAAGGGCCTCTACGCCCGAACGACCTATAGTTTTAAACTCCCGTGGTGCTTCTGTCTTCTCGAGCCCATGGACGTGATCCAGATCACGGACAATTACGCCGGGGTGGTCAATCGGCCGGTTCGCATCCAGCAGATCAACCTGAACCAAGACGGCACTTACGACGTCATCGCCCAAGACTTGCCGAACGAGATTTTCAACCTCGCGCCGTACAACCAGCAAGTCAGCGGCCCCAGCGGGCTTTTGGTGTCGCTGCCGCCGGGCTCGGTGGCGCGCCCCTTGATCTTCACGGGTCCCACCCGGATCACCGGCGGGGACCTTGAGGTGTGGATCGCGGTCAACGGGCTAAGCGAGCAGTGGGGCGGGTGCCGGGTGTGGACCAGCCTGGACAACGAGCACTATTCGGCGGCGATGACCTTCTGGGGCGGCAGCCGCTACGGCAGCCTTAACGGCCCCTTGCCCGCGTATTCCGGGACCGAACCCGACCTGACCAACCCGCTGTACGTGATCCTGACCGGCAACGATTCGGGCTTGCCGAGCGTCAGTTACGACCTGGCGTCCAAAGGAACGACCCTGATGGCGATCCTGGGCGGCAACACCGAAATGCTCTCGTACACGACCAGCGCCAAGACCGCCAGCGGCCGGTACACGCTGACCGGGCTCTACCGGGGCATGGCGGGCACGGGCGCGTACGTCCACAACTTCGCCGACCCGTGGGTGCGCCTCGACGGCAACGTCGTGAGGATTCCGTTCGACGTCTCGATGTTCGACCAGACGGTCTATTTCAAATTCACGTCCTTTAACCTGGTCGGCGGCCTGGAAGAAAACCTCGCCAACGTGGCGGCCTACCCCTACCAGATCGGTTATGGGATCTCCAGCCCTTACGGACCTTCGAACCTCGTGGTGGGCACGGACGGAAAATTCCTGGTGTTCACTTGGGAAGCGGACCCAAGCCCTGAGGTGGTCGGCTACGAGGTCCGCATGGGACCGTCGACCGCCACTTGGGACACGTCCTGGCCG